ATGTTGACCAACGGCTCTTCATATACTGTGGCTTATCCCACAATTACATGGGTGTCCCCAACAGGAAATGTAGCCCCCACCTTAACTGCTAAAGATACATTGGTCTTCTGGAAGATAAGCACTACACTATACGGTGCTTATGTTGGGAGCTATGTCTAATGCTTAGTGAAAAACTACTTCCAGCTGTAAATAGTGGGGCGTCTAAAGTAGTTGCGTTTTCCCATGCCACCCCTCCTTATATAACCGTATTTTCAATAAAACCTACGGGGCTTAGTGGCGCTTATTTTAGTCCTACTACTTTATTTGCCACGGGGGGTAATGCAGATGGTAATGGGGTAGTTTTTTCACCTAGCGGCACTACTATAGCTGCTGCTCATGCAACTTCGCCGTTTATTTCAGCCTATTCTTGGTCAGCGGCGGGTTTTGGTTCTAAGTTTTCTAACCCTGCTACATTGCCAGCTAGTACAGGAAATGGGGTAGCTTTTAGCCCGGCTGGAACTGAAATTGCAGTAGCTCATAATAGCTCGCCATATATAACTGCTTACCCTTGGTCTAGCGGCGGTTTTGGAACTAAATTTTCTAATCCAGCATTGTTACCTCAAGCAAATGCGCAAAGTGTTGCTTTTAGCCCTTCCGGAAATGCAATTGCTGTAGTTTATGACTCAGGAGTCTGTATAAGAGCCTATCCTTGGTCTAGCTCCGGCTTTGGTACAGCTTATAGTAATCCCGGTACAGCAATTCCAAACTTAGGTGCGGGGGTAGCTTTTTCTCCTAACGGAAATTTTATTGCTGTAGCCCATGGCGGTAGCACGCCATATATCACGGTCTATAACTGGACAACAGTATCAGGGTTTGGGGCAAAAGTAGCTAACCCTGCTACGTTACCTACTGGTCGCGCATATAGTGTCGCGTTTAGTCCTAACGGTGCAGCTATTGCAGTAGGGCATGATACAACACCATTTATTACCGCATACCCTTGGAGTGGTTCTGGATTTGGAACTAAATTTGCAAACCCAACTACGCTTCCACCCGGTAGGGGTTCTGGGGTTGCATTTAATTCTGATAATTCTGCAATAGCAATTTCAAGTATCACTACGCCGTATTACGCAATATACCCTTGGTCGTCATCTGGGTTTGGCACTAAATTTTCAAATACGTTCGGGCTTCCCGGTACTGGCACTAGCGTTGCTTGGTCTAATACTGGGCGTCTACAGCCACAACAAGTTTTTGCAGTAGCTCATGCTAATAGTCCTTATGTAACAGTATTGCCTTATATTGGAAATTGGGACATTGGCCCCTCAGCTGGTGCAGGGGTTTATTCAAACCCAGCAACATTACCTACTGGAACGGGCGAGGGAGTAGCATTTAGTCCTAGTAGTGACGCTATCGCTGTAGCTCACTCAGCATCTCCTTATATAACCGCTTATCCTTGGTCAATCACAGGATTTGGCTCTAAGTTTTCTAACCCTGCTACGCTACCAGCTGGTAATTCAAACGCGGTTGCATTTAGCCCTAACGGTGCTGCTATAGCTGTTGCCCATGCTGGAACACCATATATCACAGCGTACCCTTGGTCGTCTGGCGGATTTGGGACTAAATTTACGAACCCCGGGACACTTCCTACTGGTAGTGGCAATGGAGTTGCTTTTAGTTCTTCAAGTGATGCTATTGCAGTAGCACACAGTACAACACCTTATATAAGTGTTTACTCTTGGAGTGGGTCTGGCTTTGGCAGTAAATTTAGTGACCCAGCAACCCTCCCAACAGGGAGTGGTTTGGCAGTGGCTTTTAGCCCCGCTGGGACTGAAATAGTTGTTGGGCATATTACTAGTCCAAGCATTACGGCTTATCCTTGGTCCGGTAGCGGGTTTGGCACTAAGTTTACTGATCCAGCAACTTCGCCGGGCGGCACCTCAGTATATAGTGTAGCGTTTAATCCTACCGGAACTTACCTTGCTGTTGGTTCTTCTGCTACACCATTCGTCCAAGTATATGGTTGGTCTAGCTCTGGATTTGGTGCTAAGGTTAGTAACCCATCGCCATTGCCCGGGGATAATGTTTATGGGGTGGCGTTTAGTAAAGACGGGACAGCAATAGGTTGTGCTGTGGACACTACCGCTGGGTCAGACAGATTGTATGCTTGGTCTGGCTCTGGATTTGGTAGTCAATTAGGCTCATTTGATATTCAAAGCGGTAACGGTAATGGTATTGCTTTTGGTCGACTTAACCCTTAACAAGGAGAAAAAGTGGAAAACATGTCTCGTGAAGAAATCTTGAAAACCTCACTCGAAGCTCGTGAGAATGAGGTGATGCACTATCAAATCAACATAGATAACTACACTCTTGCGCTGCAAGAGATCGAGACGCTATCGGCAGATGAGCGCGCAGAGCTGTCAGGGTTTACTGAGCAGCTGCGTACCCTGCTGACATCAGAGAAGCTAGAGCAAAAGAAGGCCAAAATCATGTTGGCTGTGATTAAAAAGCAAATGGAGTAAATTATGTTTGCACTCATTCAAGACGGTTCGGTAGTCAGGTATCCGTACACCCTGACTGATCTTCGTTTGGCTAACCCGCATATTAGTTTTGCGACCGTGCCAGATGACGAAACACTTGAGTCGCATGGATTAGTGCAGGTCGGTTTTTCCCCCCAGCCTGCTGCGTCATACCAGCAGGTTGTTGAGGAAGGCTTGCCTGTATTTAACCAAGAGCTAAATCTTTGGCAGCAAGTCTGGACGGTGCGTGATCTAACACCTGAAGAGTTGCAGCAGCGCACCGACTCCCAAGCTCAAAGCGTACGTGAAGAGCGCAACTTAAAGTTGGCGCAAAGCGATTGGACTCAGCTGGCAGACTCCCCAGTGGATAAAGCGCTGTGGGCGGCTTATCGTCAAGCGTTGCGCGATGTCCCATCGCAGAATAGTTTTCCTTGGGACGTTACATGGCCTACGCAACCGGAGTAAAAAATTGACCCGCTTACCCTTCTAGCCGCAGCGAATGCGGCTGTTGCCGCTGTAAAAAAGGGGTGCCAGCTCTACAAAGAAATTAAGGGTGCGGCTGGCGATGTAAGTGACGTATTGAAAGATTTGAAGGAGCAGTACAACAAGTTAGTAGACCCGACGCCTGTACAGAAACAACAGTATCACGCCGAAGTGCAGCGGGTGCAGGAGATAGCGAAGTCCGACCCGAACGATGTCTACACCGAGATTGGTGATCAGTTGGGCGTGTTGATGGACAGTTATGACGCGTTGAGTAAGGCGCTGTTGGCAGAGCAAGTAGCAGGCAGTAAGGTCTATAAGGGTGACGAGAGTATTGGTAGACGGGCACTACGGCGCATCATCATAACGACTAGGTTGGACGCAATGCTGGCTGAGATCAGGGAGACGATGGTTTACAAAGCTCCGCCCGAACTAGGAGCGCTGTGGGGCAAGTTTGAAGATATGTGGCAGACCATTGTCAAAGAGCAGGAAGTAGCACACGCAGAAGAACTTAGACTGATACAAATCGCAAGATGGCGACGCAGAAAAAGAATAGCGGAAATCAAGTCAAAGGTGGCGTGGGTCTCGGCAGTGGTGTTCGTAGTTATATGGGCAGTGGGTCTAATGTGGCTGACGACAAGAAGCGCGACGATGAGAACGTCCCTTGGTCACTGATCGTGGTGGTGCTCGCCGTGCTGTTGACGTTCTTTATTGTGATGCCGATCTTGGCGTTTATGTACTACGACATGTATTACGCCACGCAGGCGGCGGTGCAAGAAGTTAGGAAGATGCGGGAACTGCGCAAAGAAATACAGATTGAAAGGATGTATGGGCAATGATTACCTTTGGGCAGTTTAAGAGGTTCGCACCTAACAGCAAATACCAGCAGCAGTGGTATGACACGTTGTTTGGCCCGCAGACAGAACTCGGCGGCAAGTTTCTCTTAGAAGAGTACGAGATCAACACCCCCAAGCGTATTGCAGCGTTCCTAGCCCAGTGTGCCCACGAGTCCGGTGGCTTTGTATTTGTCACCGAGAACCTGAACTACAGCGCGTCTGGTCTGATGCGTGTTTTCCCGAAGTACTTCCCTACCCCTGATCTTGCCAAGCAGTACGAGCGCAATCCTCAGAAGATCGCCAGCCGTGTGTACGCAAACCGGATGGGCAACGGCGATGAAGCCAGCCAAGAGGGGTTCAAATTTCGCGGACGCGGGATTTTGCAGCTGACTGGCAAGGACAACTATTTTTGGTTCGGCGCGTCACTCAACCTGACACCGGAGCAAGCGTCGGAGTACTTGGAGACCTTTGAGGGTGCAGCACAAAGCGCTTGCTGGTTCTGGGAGACGAACAAACTAAACGCGTTGGCAGACGCTGGGGACATCAAACAAATGACTAAGCGGATCAACGGCGGCTATATTGGATTGGCAGATAGGGAGCACCACTATGAGATGGCACTCAATATGTTTGGTTCTGATACTAAGTTGGCTTAGCGGGTGCGACCGGTTTAGGTACCCGTGTCAGGACCCGGAGAATTGGGAAAAGAAAGAATGCAAGAGACCGTTTTGTAGCGCCACAGGAACCTGCCCAGATCAATTGACCAAACCTGAAGACGCAAAGGTAGAACCTTATGAACCCCCTAAAACTGATAAGCCAGTTCCTTGCGCTGACGCAGGAGCAGCACGATGCGGTAATTAAGTTCTGCATTGCCCTGACCTTCTGCTGCACCGTGGTTATCATGGTGGGCGTGTCGCTTTACAGCGTTGTGTTTGTTACCCAGCCGATGAACGGTATGGCTCCGGCGGATAAGCAGTTCTTCCTAATTCTGTCGGACATGAGCAAATATATTCTTGGCTCATTGGCTACGCTGCTGGCAGTAAAAGGCAAAGACGCTCTACCGGCGTTCACCCCACCGGGGCTGTCAACCGCTGCCGAACGGGAAGATAAACCGACCCCGCCAGCACCTAAGACACCAGCAGCAACCCAAGCGCCGATCCGCATGGAGCCAACGATTGATCCTATCAGTTCGCCACCACCTGTAGCCACAGGCTATGGCGGTAAGCCCGCCCCTGTTCAACCCCCTCACCCGGAGATCACATGATGTTTATCTACGCTCGTATGGCTCTTACCGTTTTGCTAAGTATGTTCTTGGCGTTCCAGATTCACGCCGGAGAGACTAAGAAGGTCTGCAACAAGCAGAAAGACAGCAAGGGCAAGGAAGTACAGGTCTGTAAAGAGATCAAGGTTCACAACAAGTTGGATGGCACGAAAGTACCGCCGAAGTGACCGCGTTCTTCAACCCGTGGGTGCTGTTAACGCTAGTGCTGGCAATTGCTGGTGCGGCTGGGGGCGGGTATTATAAAGGCAATTCTGCGGGTAAAGCTGAGATACAGCAGGCGTGGGACAAGGAAAAGGCTGAACAGTACGCCGCCTACGCCAAAGGGCAGGAAGAAGCCCGCAAGCGGGAGCAAGAGATGCAAGGGGCGGCAGACAAGCTGCGGAGAGAAAAAGATGCTGAGATCAAGAACATTAATGCTCGTGCTACCGCTCTTGCTAACAGCCTGCGCGACCGCCAAACTCGCCCCACCTCCCAAACAAATACCGTGTCCAGTACCACCAGCGTTGGACCAAGTGCCTGTACCGGAAAAGAGCTTTACCGAGAGGATGGCGAATTTCTTGTCAGGATCGCTAGAGAAGCCGACGAACTCAGATCAGCCCTCAAGCAATGCTACAAACAATACGAATCGGTGAGATAAAGTGCCACTACAGCTACTTCAATTCCGCCCCGGCATAAACCGCGAAGGTACAACGCTCGCCAACGAAGGTGGTTGGTTTGAGTGCGACAAGATTCGTTTTAGGTCTGGGTACCCGCAGAAAATCGGCGGCTGGGCCCCTATCAGTCCTTATACCTACGACGGGGTAGCTAGGTCTTTGTGGAATTGGACGACGCTAAAAGGCTACAACCTAGTAGGCGTTGGCACTAATACAAAGTACTACCTTGAAGATGGCGGCGTCTATAACGATGTAACCCCCATACGTGAGACGACTCAGCCCGGTACAGTAACCTTCGCTGCAACAGTAGGGTCTAGCATTATCACGGTGACTGATCAGAATAACGGCGTTCGTCCGGGCGACTCGGTTACTTTCTTTGGCGCTGTGTCTTTAGGCGGCAATATTACCGCTACTGTTCTGAACCAAGAATACATAGTCTCCTACGTTGACCCTAATACCTACACGATTGATGTAGGCGTCTTAGCAAATAGTTCTGACACAGGCGACGGTGGCACAGGCGCTTACGCGCAGTACCAGATAAATGTCGGTTCAGTTGTATACAGCTCGCAGACTGGCTGGGGTGCGGGTCTTTGGGGCGGGCAGACTTATGGCGCAGAAAACACATATCTGACTAGTGCCATAAACGCTACACAAACAACCATTGATGTTGCCTCTACGTTGCTGTTCCCTGCAAGTGGGATTATCCAGATTAACGGCGAACTAATAAGTTACGGGTCTAAAAACCTGACACAGTTTCTAAACTGTACCCGTGGGTATCAAGACACTGAAGCGCCTGAATATGATCTAGCGCAAGAAAATGGTTTTGCCCTACTGCAAGAAGACTGGTCGTTTATTTTAGTTAACCAATCCCATGATGCTGGCAGTGTAGTCTACTCAACCCTGACATTCCGTGGGTGGGGGCAGTCACAAGACACGGTGTACCCACGGCTGTGGAGCCAAGCTAACTTTGGTGATTACCTGATCGTGAACCCGCGCGGCGGCGCGTTGTACATGTGGGTTCCAGAATATACGACAAGCGACACTCTTGTATTCAACCGTGCGGAAGAACTCTCTTATCTCAACGTAGCGGTCTTACTTCAGGAAAATGGCTTTGCCATACTGCAAGAAGACGACTCGTACATCCTTACTGTTAATCCGAACACATATCAAACCGACGTAGATTGTCCAAGTGCTTCTACGTTTGTCATGGTGTCGGACGTATCGCGTTTTGTCATTTCGTTTGGCTGTAATGACTACGGTTCGGGCGAACTTGATCCGCTGTTGATTCGCTGGTCAGCCCAAGATGATTATTCTACTTGGACGCCCTCGGCTACTAACCAAGCGGGCAGCTTCCGGCTAAGTACTGGTTCAAAGATCGTCACAGCAATCCAGACCCGCCAAGAAATTATTGTCCTGACAGACGCTGCGTGCTACTCCATGCAGTACCTCGGCCCTCCATACGTGTGGGGGTTCAACATCATGTCAGCCAATATTTCAATTATTGGCCCGAACGCTATCGCTGCGGCAAACGGTATTGTGTACTGGATGGGTGTAGATAAGTTCTACTCATACTCAGGTCGGGTAGAGACACTGCCGTGCGCCCTGCGTCAATACGTATACGGTGACATCAACACAGAGCAGTTGTTCCAGTGCTTTGCTGGGGCTAACGAAGGGTACAGCGAAATCTGGTGGTTCTATTGCTCAGCTAATAGCACAGTCGTTGACCGCTACGTGATATACAACTATCTGGACAAGGTCTGGTACTACGGCACACTAGAGCGCAGCGCGTGGCTTGACTCCCCACTGCGTGACTATCCGATGGGGGCTACGTACAACCATACGATTGTTTATCACGAGAACGGCACCGACGATCAAGAAGTTCAGAATGTAACGCTGCCTATTAACTCGTACATTCAGTCGTCGGACTTTGATATTGGTGACGGGCACAACTTTGGGTTTGTGTGGCGGATTATTCCTGACCTTACTTTTGACGGATCAAACACATCAGGTCTTCCTGACCAGTATCCAGCGGTCACGCTCACTGTTCGCCCAAGGCAGAACCCCGGTGCAAATTACGGTGCTGGCGCTTCACCAACGGTAAACTCCGCGCAGTCTTACGCGGCACAGAAGAACTACACCGTTCAGGAATTTACTGAGATTGTGTACACAAGGATTCGTGGACGACAGATGGCGTTCAAGATTAGTTCAGAGGACTTGGGGGTGCAGTGGCAGTTGGGCGTGCCGAGAATTGATCTTCGTCCGGACGGTCGTAGATGAGCACACAGATTGTTACTACTGAATCGGTTACGCTCACTAGAACACGAGCGCCAGCGCTGCCGGTTGCGCC